GTGGATGATGACGCGCGGCCGCGGTCGCTTGACGCCCCGGTCGCGAGCGGCTCCCTCCGGCCGTAAGGCCGTCGCCTCGCCGCCGATCGTCGACTGCCCCCGCACCTTCACCACGTCGTGCCGTCCCGCGCCGGTGAATTTGGCGCTGGCGGTGATGACGTTGATGCCGAGCGCGATCACGCCCGCGTGGCGGTCCGCTGGCCGTGTCGCCACCTTGAACCGGCCCTCCGGCGTGTCGTGGATCGTCGCGTTCCGTCCGCGCGCCAGTCGCTCGACGGTCTGCCACTGGCTCTCGCCAGGGATGATCTGATGCTTCGGCTCGGGCGGGAAAGTCTCCTCGCTCTCCCATCCGATGTCCTGCGCGTCGAAGTGGTTGCCGATCTCGACAAGGTTCATCTCGGCCACCCGTCCCGAGCGGTCGACAATGCTGGATTCCACTCCGTCCACCGTCTTCGAGGCGATCGCGATGGTGATCTGCCGCCCGCCCGGCGTATGCGCCGGTGAAAAATCCCGGACGAACCCAGTGACCAGCAGGTCGCCGCTCGCCAGCACCCGCGCCGGCAGGCCTTCCCAGTCCGGCGACAGACCCTCGCCCGGATCGTGCAGCGTCACCGAGGCCTCCGACACCGCGTCGGTAGCCGATCGCCGGATGCGCGCCACAGACCAGGCCGACCACGGCGTGCCGTCGATTTCGACCGTCACGATCTCCAGGACGTCGGTCATCGCGGCGCCTCGGCCTCGAACCGGACCGGCATCAGGCACGGCGTCGCGACGGCGTTGCGCAGCACCAGCCCGCTCGCCCGCTCCGGATCCTGATAGAGCCGCCACGCCACCAGCGTCGACGGCAGGGATCGGCCCGTCTCAGCCATGACCAGCGCCGAGCGGTCGGCGGCCACGGCCGACAGGATGCGCGCTGTCTCGCCGGTAATGTCGAGGGCCCAGCGATAGGCCTCTGGGCCGAGCACGGCGCCGACCACGCCGAGGACGGTTTCGGCCAAATCCCGCACCGTCGCGCGGGTCGCCTGCGCGTCCTGTCGGGTTTCGTGGGTCCGCCGCAGCGCGGCCGAACACATCGCCGCGATCAGGACGACGCGCGCCAAGGCGTCGATCGGGTTCGGCCCGCCCGCCCCGGCGATCAGCATTCGCGCGGCGGTGAAGACCTGTTCCGGGTCGCCCTCGCGCGCGATCTGTCTGGCCGCCTCCAGCACCCCGGTGACGAAGTCCGCCGTCGCGCTCGTCGGGCTCGCCTCGGCGGCCTGGGTGATCAGCCCGCCGATCGTCCTGGCGGCCGTCTCCGGCAGGCTCGCTTCCGCCGCCAGCGTCACCAGCGCCGCCACCGCCGTGGCAGCTGACGCGGCGATCTGGCTTTCCGTCGTCGTCATCATCCTACCTCAGCGCCTGCGCGAGCGCGGTGGTCAGAAGCGCCGCGCCATCCCGCATCAATCCGTCCACGGGCCCGAAGCCGGTCGCCAGTCCGAACGGCGTTGCACCCGGTCCCGCCGGAATGAACTGCACATCGAAGGCGACATAGCCGATCCGGTCCTTTTCGGCGGCGTAGCGCCAGGAGACGCAGCGGGCGAACAGCGGATCGCCCAGCGGCAGCACCAGCCGGCCGCCGCCGCGCCCGTCGAGGGCCGAGGCCAGCGCCAGCGCCGGGCCGCGCATCCGGTCCTCGCCGGCCGTGTAGACGGTGAGGTCCATCTGCCGGGTCCGCCGGCCGAAATCCTCGACGATCGGATCGCCGTCGCCATAGGCGATCTCGGCAACGGCCAGCCGCCGGCCGCCTTCCTGACGCTCGCGCTCCAGGAAGAACCTGGCGCCGCGGAACGAGCCGGGCCGAAGTGCGTCATCGAATGCCATGGTTCGTCCTCATCGCGGCGCCTCGGCCTGCCCGGCCGCTTTACCCGTCGTTGCCGGCGCGGCCGACGAAAGCCGTCCGGGTGCGCCGGGTGCCGAACCGCCGGATGGCACCTTGACCCTGGCGTTGAAAGCTGTCGCCGCCGCCGATCCAAAGGCGTTGCCGGCTGCCGATGCCTGCGTCGAGAGCGCCGCGCCGGCCGCGGCGGAAAAAGCCTTCCCCGCCTCCTGTCCGCGCGCCGGCAGTTGCGAGCCGCCCTGGTCGATCGCCGCCTGCGCCTCACGCCCGCCTTGCGCCACCGATTGCCCGCCCGCTTCCATCGCCTGCCGCAGCGCGTCGATGCCCTCGACCGCCAGCGGCCCTTCACCGAATCTGCCCGTGTCGAACGCCGGCTTTGCCGACGGTGCGTCCATCGGGGCCGGAAGCGCTCTGCCCTCCATCGCTGCGGCGATCCGCTCCTGGACGGACACCATCCGGTCGATGCTGGCGGTCAGATTGGCATCGCTCGCCATCACCTCGCGGCCCTGAACTTCGCCCTGGATTCTCCCACGGCCATAGCTCGCATATTGGTCCGCGAGCGGCAGCCTCCGCGCCGTCGCGGCTTCCGGGCGCCAACGCGGCAACGGCGTGCCGCGAGAGACCGCGCCGCCATCGATATTGCCAAGGCTGCGCCCCCGCGCGGCTTCCGACGCCAGCAAACCATCCGCCGCCGAGGGAAACCGCAGCGTCTGCCGGCCCGTCGAAATCCGGTCGAGTTCGGCGAAAGGCGTCTCAGCGTCGCCCCGGCCATAGGTCGCCATCGCATCGACAAAGGCTTTCGATCGGTCCTGGCGTTCGCTCGGATTGTACCAGCTGTAGTCGGGGTTCACCTGCTGGTAACGTCGGTCGAACTCTGCCCGCGCCTCGTCTTTAGAGCCGCCCTCGGCCTGATATTTCGCCAACCCGGATTCATAGGCCTGTCCAGCCTCCATGCGGTTATTCAGCTGGTCCATCGCCGGGTTCGCCACGGTCGCCACGCCGCCGCCCACATTCTTCAGGAGACGATCCCAGGAACTGCCCATCCGGTCGATCTTCGACTGCGTATCGCCGAGCAGCCGATCGAGGTCGGCCTTGGTCTCGCCCGCGGCATTGCCAAGCCGTCCGACCATCGCCGTCAGATCGTCGCCGCCCTGAATCAGCGCGCGCACACCGACCAGCATCTGCTGGTCTCCGAACAGCAACGGCAGCTTCGACAGATCGCCATCCACCGCTTCGGTCGCCAGCTTGACGAACACGTCGAGAAGATCCGCGCCCTCGGCCCGGGCTTTCGCCATTTCCTCGCGCAGGTTGATGCCCATCTTGGCGAATTTCTTCGCCGTCTCCTCGGTTTCCATCTTCTGCAGGACGTTCTGGAAAGCCGTCGCCGCCTCGCCAGCCGAGCCGGTGCGCTGGCGCACGATCTGCAGCGCCGCGGCGAGCTTCATGACGCCCGCCTCGCCCTTGTAGCCCAGCACCTCGAAAGCCGGCGCGATGCTCGGCACATACTGGGCCATGTCCTTCAGTTCGAACTTTCCCTCCTTGCCGGCCTTGACCAGGATATCGAAGGCGCCCTGCATCCTGTCGCCGGCGATGTCGAAATTGTTGCCGAGCGCGTCTGCCGTCGTCGCGATGTCGGTGATTTCCGCACCGGCCGCCTGGGCTGTGGCGGTGACCGCCGGCAGGAACGACAGCGCGCTTGGCAGGTCCCTGCCCGAGGCGACCAGACTGTCGAGGCCGGCCGTGACGCTGTCCTGCGTGGTCGCATAATCGAACGCTGCCTTGTCGATGATCCCGAAGGCCGCTTTGGTCTCGGCGGCGGTGGCATTGGCGGTGATCCCGATCCGGTTGATCGACCGCTCGACGGCGGCAAAGCGCGTCACCGTCCGCGCGGCCCCATAGGCCAGCGCCGCCGGCGCCGCATAGCGCAGCAACGCCATTTCTGCGCCGGCGCTGGCCCGGGCGATCCCCTGTTGCGCGCGCCCCACAGCCGTCTGTGAACGCGCGACCTGCCGGGATTTGGCGTCGATCCGGTCAAGATTCCTGCTGACCGACGTGAAGGCCTTGGCCGTGCGGTCGATCGCCGATAACTTAAGACGCGCTTCAATTTCTTTAGCCATGGAGGTCCGTCTTGAAGTTGCTCTTGACCGTCTCGGTTCTGGCGATGTTTGCGACCTCGGCCGCACCCAGAGATCTGTCGAGCGAATAAGCTGCGGGAGTCCTCGCGGTGGCTGATCTTGCGCAGGAACACTGCCCCGGTCTTCGGAGAGATCCACGGCAGATTGCTCGCGTCGCCGAGAAGCTCGATGGCGATTTCACTCGAACGCAGGACGACATCGAACGACAAAAGGGCCGCATCGCCCTGTCGATGCTCAGACGCGCCATGGCCGAAAACTGTGCATTGTTCCGAGATGCGTATGGACCAAACGGAGCGATCATGCCGGGGCTTCTGACGACCGCGCCCTGATCTCGACTCCCCGAGCAATTCGAGGCAACCTCCTATTATTAAGGGAGGATGCCGATGAAATTCCTGCTCGTCGCTGCCATCATCGCCGTGGCGCCGACCCAAAATCCTCCGCTGCTCGACCGGATCAAGCCGCCGCTGCCGGTCGAGAACATGACGCCCCGCCCGATCGTCGCTCAGGAATGCTGCAAGCGCTGTAGCAAGGGCAAGCCCTGCGGCGACAGTTGTATCTCGCGTAAGAAACAGTGCCGCGCCGGCAAGGGCTGCGCGTGCTAGGACCTAATCTGCTCCGACGAAATCCGCCTCGGCTGCCGTCCGTGCCATGCGACGGCACGGTCGTACCACCAGCCGATCGCCGCGAAACTCATGTCCTCGATGCGTCCGGCATCCCATCCGATCCGGAAGACGAGCTCGTCGGCCTGGCCAAGCGCGAGCTCGCTTCCACGAAAAAATCCTTGACCGCCCCCTCGATCGCTTCGGCGTCGACGAGATCCAGAAGCTCCAGCGCGCCCGGCGACGTCGGTTCCGTCAGCAGGCGGTCGACATAGAGCCATAATCGCTCGTCGTCCCACAAAACGATGCCGCGCTGGATGTCGAACAGCGGACCGACCGCGCGCCGATCCTTCAGGGACGGCGCCCGCAGCACCGCGGCGTCGAATGGCGCCGAGCCGTGATCGTAGCGCCGCGAC